GGCGGCGATCAGCGCCCTGAGCGTGTCAGCGGTCATCACCACCGGGCAGGCCAGCGATTCTGGGAAATCGTGCCCGTCGCCCTGCCAGTGCCACAGCTCGCCCTTCTCGATTCGCATTGGCAGTTCAGCGCGTTCGCGTAGTCGACAGAGGTCGATATCGTCCAGCAGCGTGTAGCCGACCGGAATGTGTTCAGCGTTGGCAGCCGCGATGGCGGGGACGATGGCAACCTGTAATCGAGCGCGGCGCTGCGGCTCGCCGTCCGGAGTAAACCGACGCGCAACGTCCAGAGCGACGACATCCGGATCAGCATCCCCCTGACCACCCGGGGAGGGCTGGGCGGAGAGGGCGGCTTGCCATGCGCACCACAGAGCATGCGTGAAGCTACTTACGTACTCCCCATCTGCCGCGCGTGCCATCGAGGAGACACGATGCTTGGCCCACGCGTCAAACCGCTCGCGCTCCGAGTTGAGCAACTGCACGCATCCGCCGTGCTTCGCGGTCGCCAGGGTGGCGGGGGTCTTGTCGGTGGTCATTTCCCTTCTCCCATTGCGGCGTATATTGGATTCGCAACCCGTTTGAGCGCTTCACGTGCAGCAATCCATGACCTGTAGCCATCGAGATCGCCGCTCGCAATGCGCTCCATCGCATCGCGGAGAACTTCCGCTTCCACCCGCAGCGCATCCGCCTCCCGCTCCTTCTCGCAGGTCAGCGCAGTTGCATCTAGCGCGGCCTTGGCGGCGTTCTGAAGCTCAGCGCGCAGGCGGACTACCTCTGCCTCTGCCTCATGAGCGCGCTGCGGCCATAGCTTGATTTCGCTCATCACCAGTTCCCCCGCATGCTCAGGAACGGGATATCGTCATCGGCGAACTCGTTCTGCGGCGCATTGTCCGTAGCCCTCTGCGGCCGCTCGCGCTGCTGCTGCCCACCCTGACGGGAGGAGGTGCCGCCTGACTGGCCTTCCTGGCGACCGCCTAGCATCTGCATCTCGTTTGCCACGATGTCGGTGGAGTACTTCTCCACGCCGTCCTGACCGGTGTACTTGTCGTACTTGAGCGAGCCCTCGACGTAGACGGTCGAGCCCTTGCGCAGGTACTCGCCAGCGATTTCGCCCAGCTTCCCGAAGAAGACGACACGGTGCCATTCGGTACGCTCCTGCTGGTTGCCGTCCTTGTCCTTGCGGACGCTGGTGGTAGCAAGGCTGATGCGGGTGATCGCCATGCCGCTCTGGGTGTAATTCACATCCGGGTCGTTGCCGAGGTTGCCGACCAGGATGACTTTGTTGATTCCACGGGCCATTAGGCTGCACTCCGATTCAGTTGGGCGAGAATTGCTTGTACGTCGGCTTCCATCTGAAGACAGGCCGATTCCAAGCGTTCGATGTACTCGTCATCCCGTGGGATGCGCTGGATATAGATCCGGTGTGAATCTGGGAAATCCGGGTGGAAGCTCACAAAGTCCCACCACTGGCGGCCGGTAACCCACAGGCCACCTTGGATCTGCTCGATGTGCTCAGGCGGTAGGCCGGTCAGTAGCGTTTCCAGATGTACCTCGCTGGACTCTGGCGACTTGATCTCGCCGCCACCGTCATCGCCCACAAGGAAGTCAGGGGATGCGCCGATGAAGTCGTAGGACGGGTGCAGGGTGAACTCTGCCGGGGCCACGATCACACCCGTCTCGGCCTGGTAGGCAGCGACCGCAGCAGGCTCGACCGTCTGCCCCCAAGCCAGCGCTGCGGCCTTAACCTGCTTGCGAGGGCGCATTGTCAGCCTCTCAGCCGCCAACTGGTGGGCATAGTCCGTCAATGCCTTCGGCTGCGGCTTCTGCTGACCCTTACGAGGGCCGCTCTTGAACTCGCCACGCTCGCGTTCAACCATCACGTCATTCATGCGGGACGCGGTGATCTTTCCAACCCGGGCTGCAAACCATTCTTCGCTGCGCTGGTCGATCATTCCGGGGCCTCCTCAGCCACAGCAACTGGAACTGCCTTCTCTGCGGTCGCCTGATAGGTGGGGATCAGGTCAGCGACCAGCTGACGCTTCTCCCTCGGCCAAGCAGCCCACAGCGCACGGAAAGCCTCCACTCCCTTCGCGGCGGCCTCCTTCGCCTCCTTGTCAGCGGCGTCACGCTCAGGGCCAGACGGGATGGTCTGCTGGACAGCGGCTGCGGCTACTGATGACTGCGGGGTGTGGCGACCAACAATCTCGGCCACCACTTCATCTGGAAGATCCTCGATGTCCTGCGTGAAAATGTCTGAGGCGGCGGTAGCGGTGATGACCGCATCCACCTGGGCGCGCTTCTTCGCCATCTTCAAGATGGTGTTCGCCACATCTGCCGGGTTGGTACGAACCTGCTTCTTCTTCTCGACGCGACCTTGGTACTTGCTGAACTTGATTCGGCGGCGGTTCTCCGGCGTGACATCAAACTCCTCGTCACAGATGGCCGCGCGCCAGCTGTACTTGTCTTCGGCGCTGCTGCACTCGCCGATGCCTGCACCGATAAACGAGCCGTTGGCCGACAGCAGGTTCACCGTCACGCGATAGGAGATCTCGCCGCCTTCGGAAAGGTCCGTAACCTCTGGCTTTGCAGCCAGACGGAACGTCGCCATCAGCTTCTCAGCGCCAGCCTTGTAGAGACTCTTGGACTTGGTGCCTGGGATGGTCCCGTAGTGGGTCCCATCACGCATCACCTCGATCATGACGTCTTGCATCAGGTTCACCTGGGCGCGAACATCTGCGGCCGTCAGGGAGCGGGACCCGTAGGTATCTACTGCTGGCTGGAATTGGACAACTGCGTTCATATCTTCCTCTGCCGTCTGTCCGGCTGGTTGTTGGGTGGAGGGGCCGGTGCTTATCCCCAGCTATCGACCGGCTCTAGCCAGTCCAGCAGCACCGCGAACCGCGATGCATTCCCTCCGTAGAACTCAGCCCCGCTCAGTAGTGAACGGCGGCTGCTTGAACTTCTCGCGGTGCGTCTTGACTGCCTCGCACCACTCGTCATGGGTGAAGATCACTGCGAAGATCAGGCCGAGGCTCAGCGGGATCAGTAGTCCGTGCAGGCCAGCCACGTAGGTGAACCACACGCCGAAACCCAACAGGCCTATCACCACGCCGCACGAAGCCAGTACCAGGTAGTGGGTGCGCATTAGGCTTCTCCCGTGGCCTTGGCTATTGCGGATCGGGCCGCAACTATCCGTTCTAGTACTTCCTCGCGGATTTCCATGGGGCTCCATTCAATGGTGTTAGCAAGCTCCTCCAGCGCCTCCAGCAGCTCCGGCGCGGCCGCCATCAGCCGGATGCTCTCTATCGTCACTGGCACGTAGTAGCCAGTAGTCGCTGACTTGATGCCACGCGGGTTGTCATCGGGCACGAACCACTTTTCTAAGTGCTTACTCATCGCAATCTCCCTGTGCGCAAGGGCCATGGTTCGTCTCGTCGGCGTCTACTGGCCCGAAGTCGTGAAGGCAGCCAATGCAGCGTCTGTCTGGATTTCTCTCTCCGCATCCACCACACATGACGCCCAGCGGATCGGGCTTCGTGATGGCGGGGAAGAGGCGGTCGAGTTCAGAGAGGGGCGTCATTCGGCGCTCCTCAACTTTGCGTAGCTAAGCTCGCTTTCGATCTGTCGGACCGCAGCATCCAGCAGAAAAACATCGTGGGTATCGTCGGCGGCAATCACTTCGACTTGCAGGTGCCCGCTATCGATGCCAACTTCCACCAACCAGGTTTTCATTGCACTCACGACACAACTCCATTAACGATCAGGGTGAGTTTCGCCAGCAGGTAGGTCGCTATCAGCGCCATTGCTGCCAGAGGGGCGTAGGGGGAGCGGAGGAAGCGGGTCATGGGCGTCGCTCCAGCGTCACAACATGAACGCCCGAACTCCTCCACTGGCCCGACGGGCCGGGCATGTAGTCGCCTTGCTTGTCGCGCCACGGCTCCTTCTCAAACCAAGTCCATTCACCATCGGTGCTCAGCGCGACCCACTCAGCCCACTCCGGCGCATCCTTCCAATCCGGCTTCACGCAGCCCCCTTCGGCCCATGGCCCAGGTTCATGCGCTGGCGGCGTGCTGCCTCAGCAAGGTCGTTCATCTCGCTACGCGGGCAGCCGTGCTGGATGAAGGCGCGGACAACTGACACGCCCCATCCGTGACGCCTCGCCAGATCACGCACCACGCTGATGTCGTGGCGCTCCGTGGGGTTCGGGAACTGGATGACCATTTCAGGCTCCTTTGACGCGGGTGAGGGCTGCACGAAAGCGTTCGGACTTTTCACCATGGATAAGTCCCGAGTTTCGTTCCGCTAAGAACTCTTCAAGTTCAGCCACGTAGTCAGATGAGGATTCGATCAGCTCAGATACCGCCTTGATGGCACGGCCCAGTTCCTCAGCCTGCTCGTCTACGGGCCAGTCGCCGTTGATCCAGAGGGTTCGAGCGGAATCCTCCATAACCGCCAGCACATCAATCTGAGCGCTCATGCCGCCACCTTCGCGTCTGCACGGTTGGATTCGTTCTGCTCAACCTCGGCGCGTGCAGCGTCCTCAGCCCACTCGCGCAGGATCGGGTTGATGTAGGCCTGCAGATCTGCCGCCAGCGTGTTTGCTGCGTCGGCAATGCCGCGATCCGTGTCCGTGTTCCGGTAGGCGCAGAGGAACACCCAGGTAGCGCGAACGTGGTCCTCGCCATCGCCGTAGGCCATGAACTCCTTCACCGCCTCCGTAACCTTCTCGTCGTCGCGCTGGTACTCGGCCAGAAGATCGGCGGCGCGCTCTGCGATCAACTGCTCTCGGGCGTCCTCTCGGTCGTCTTCCGAGTCGCGGCGGGAAATGTGCCAGTCGGCCATGGCTCAGCCCTCCGCCTTGCCAGCTGCGATCAGCTGCTCGCCGATGGTCACGGCTTCGGCCGGATCGACGGTCAGGCCCAAGTACAACGGGTCACTGTTGACCGACAGATTGACTGCGCTCTTCGTCCTTGCGATGCGAATGGTTGCGTAGGTGGCACTTGCCCCAAGCATCCGCACCACTTCAACTTCAAAGGTCTTGTCCACTGCCTTCGTCTCCTAGCCCCTGCCCGGGA